CGGCTTACTCGCTCCCAAGTGGTTGAGCGCTATACCGGGCCAAAACGTAGGGTGTATGAAGGAGCACATGACAGTCTAATGAAGAAACCACTCACGGAGGAGGATTCGCACCTCACTTCGTTTACAAAGTTTGAGAAAGTAGATGTAGAAAAAGCACCACGAGTCATTAATCCACGGAGCGCCAGGTATAACTTGGAACTTGGACGGTTTTTGAAACATGCTGAACATCATTACTTCGATTCCATCAATACAGCGTTTGGCGGGCGTACACCTGCCACAGTCATAAAGGGAATGAACGCTGACAAATCTGCACAAGTGATACGCGAGAAATGGGAACTGTTTACCAGTCCTGTCGCTATCGGTCTTGATGCAAGTAAATTTGATATGCACGTATCTGTACCCTCGTTAAGGTATGAACATTCGTTCTACAACCAATTGTTTCCCGACTCGCATCGGTTAAAGCAACTACTTAAATGGCAGTTGCGAAACAAAGGAACAGCATACGTAGAAGATGGAACTGTGAAATTCGAGATGGTCGGAACCCGATCGTCTGGAGATTTGAACACATCCTTAGGAAATTGTATTATTATGTGTTCAATGATCTATGTTTATGCCCGATCGAAGGGTGTAGACATCGAACTTTGCAACAATGGTGACGACTGTGTCGTCATCATGGAAAGTGATGAAAAGGACAAATTTATGCAGGGTTTGTCTGAATGGTTCAAGCGCGTGTGCTTCAGCATGACTGTTGAAGAACCAGTATATGAGTTTGAAAAGCTGGAATTCTGTCAAACGCGGCCCGTTCTGTTAAGTTCTGGTTGGCGCATGTGCCGCAACCATCTGGCGGTTCTACGTAAGGATCCCATTTGTCTTCTGTCAATACCAAATCAAAATGCTTATGCAAAATGGTTGGGCGCAGTAGGTGAATGTGGAAGTATCCTTGCGCAAGGATGCCCGGTGCAACAAGCGTTTTATAATGCTTTGCTTAAACACGGCGTCAAAGCATCCCAAGGGATGAAAGAC